GCGGCAACCCGGTGAAAGTCCGGCGGATCTTCATCATGTTAGATTAATTGCGGTGACCGCCTTTTTAAATACTCCAAAGACATGAAAGATCCTGCATTTCTTTTTTACTCAAAAGATTTTTATGAAGGGACCCGCACAATGTTGCCGGAAGAAAGGGCATGTTATGTCGATTTGCTAATATATCAACATCAAAACGGTCCCATCCCAAACAATATTCAAAGGATGAAAATGTATTGTTCCGGGATAGATGAAGCGACCCTTATAGCGACCCTTAAAGCGAAGTTTATAGCTACCAATGAAGGGTGGATAAACGAAAGGTTACAAATGACGATTAACGAACGGCAGGAATACACAGATAAACAAAGCATAAATGGGCAGATTGGGCAATTTTACAAGAAGGCAAAGGAAGTTTTAAATAAGGATAATTATTTGAAAATCAGGTCGAAATATAGCGATTTATCAAATGAAGAATTGCTTGAAGAGATCAAAAAATTTGATTTAAAAAACAAAGCGACCCTTAAAGCGAGCCTTGAAGCGAGCCTTGAAGGGTCGCTTAAACACCGCGCGGTTGCAAATGCAATTATAATTAAAGATATTCTTTTAGAATTAAATATAGAAAATAGGTATGCTGAAATTGTGAATTTATGGATTGATTACAAAAAAGGGAAAAGACAATCCTACAAAACAAAAGAATCTACGGTTCAAATGATAAAACACCTGGTGGAAATGTCAGATAACAATTTTGATAACGCTAAAAAAATCATTGAAACATCAATCGCTAATAATTGGGGTGGATTGTTCCCATTAAAGCAACACACAAACGGCAAACGCTACAATGAAATCCTTCCAGGAGATCCGCGCTATGTTTCAAATTTTGATAAAATAACCGAAATAAAACTTTGATATGGAAATCGCTGATTTTTTAAAGAAGTACACGGATGGCGGAATGTTCAAAAGCGACCGCATAAGCTGGAATATACCGGTTGCCGGTGATTTTTTCAAAGAGGCGGAATCTCAACTTGAAATGAAGCACCTTCCAGAATATGATAATGTGATTGATTGGATGAGATCAAACAACGGCCGAGGATTGCTCATAATCGGGAACAACGGAAGGGGGAAAACCATGATAGCAAAAAACATCCTTCCAGTGTTTTTCGATTACGCGTTGGGTAAAATCGTGAGGTGCTATCATGCGACTGAGATAAACGACAACGCAGATTTCATCCTCACCCGCAGAATTGTGGTGTTGGATGATGTAGGCACGGAGGAACAGTTTGTGAAATACGGTGAACGCCGGTGGATATTCCCGGAGATTGTCGACCGTGCCGAGCAAAAGGAAAACATCCTGGTCATCACCACGAATTTATCACCGGATGAGATTGAACGAAAATACGGAATCCGAACCAGAGACCGGCTTCGGGCTATTTGTAATCCTGTATTGTTCAAAGGGGAATCATTAAGAAAATAAATTTTAAAATTTCACCACATGAGTTTCAAAGATTCAAAATTAGCACATGACCTTTTAGACGGATTGACGGGTATAGAAATAGGGGGAGCTGCGCACAATCAATTCCATTTGAACACGATTAATGTGGATAGGGGTGGAGATCGGTCAACCTGGGTAGAACACCAAAACAATTTAGCCGGGTCGGTTATGCCCGTGGATGTTGTGGCAAATGGCGATGATTTACCATTTTCAGATAAAAGCTTTGATTTTGTATTATCCTCCCATGTTTTTGAACATTTCAAAAATCCACTTAAAGCGTTATTTGAATGGGAGCGGGTGGCACGCAGATATATATTCATGATCATCCCGCACGCTCACAGGACGCGTGAAACAACCCCGTTGGCCACAGTGGACGCGATCAATATAGCTTATGATTCGGATATATTGAACGATGAAGACCGGCACCACTACGGATATTTGCCGGAAACGATGAGGGAGATTCTAATATCTTACGGATATGTTTTTGAAATATACGAACCGGATGATAAGGTTGGAAACGGGTTCACGGTTGTAATAAAATTGGATTAACGCGATAAAAGCGATTTTAAGCCATTTTGATGCTTAACTGATACTTTATATCACTAACTCAAGAAAGTGGCAAAAATGAAGGCTCACTCACGAAATAAAGGGTAAATTTGATTCAACTTTGATAAATGCAATTTAACATGGATATTTTCCCTGAATTAGTAAAAAGAGAAACCGGCTTCACGATAACCCCTGAATACCGGTTTGATGATAAGCGGCGTTGGCGGATTGATTACGCGATTGTAGAGAAGAAGATTGCAATAGAGGTTGAGGGAGGCGCATACACCAACGGCAGGCACACGCGGCCAATGGGGTTCATCGGTGACATGGAGAAGTACAATGCCCTGACGGTGCAGGGATGGCGTTTGATCCGGGTACAACCCAAGGACCTTGTTACGGTAAAGACGTTGAACATGATTAAATCCACGATCAATGCCAAATAAACCGGGATCAAGAGTAAGGACCTACGCATGGCAGTCAGCACCACGGCCCAAAGGTCAGGAGGCGAGGGGAAGGCTCCGGGAGTATTACAAGACGGCAAGATGGACAAGAGAGTCTTCCGCCTTCCGCCGTGATCATCCGTTATGTGAAGAGTGTAAACGGAGCGGAATCATTACTCCCTCACAGGTGACTGACCACATCCTCCCTCCGCCGATTGTTGACTTCTGGGATAGGTCGAACTGGCAGGCGCTATGTAAGGCGTGCAACAATGCGAAGGGTAATAAAGATAAACAACTCTTAAACAAAACAAAATAATAATCAGTCAGATACGGATAGGGGGTGATAATCTCTTTTTGAAAACGGACCGAGACCGCACCTCCAGAAACCTAATTCGCGTGCGAAATTGGACTAAAATGTATAGATAAGTGCATATGATCAGATTATCAGAGTTAAAATTGAACGAAGCGAATCCGCGCGTCATCAAGGATGACAAGTTCAAAAAGTTGGTTGAATCAATCAAATCATTCCCGCAGATGATGGAGTTACGGCCGATTGTCGTGGATGAATCGAACGTGATACAGGGCGGCAATATGCGTTACCGGGCGTTGGTTGAATTGGGTTACAAAGAAGTACAGGAGGCATGGGTTAAGCAGGGGAAGGATTTAACTCCGGAACAATGGCGGGAGTTCGTTATCAAGGATAACGTCGGGTTTGGTGAATGGGATTTTGATATGTTGGCAAATGATTGGGATGCGGAGGAATTGCAGGAGTGGGGTTTGGATATTCCGGGATTTGAAACACCCGAAGTATTGGAAGCCGAAGAAGATGATTTTGACGTTCCCGAAGGTGGAATTGAAACGGATATTGTTTTGGGTGATTTGTTTGAGATTGGCGAACACAGGTTATTGTGTGGGGATAGTACCGACAGCGACAGTGTGGCTAAACTTATGAATGGAGAAAAGGCAGATATGGTATTTACTGACCCGCCTTATGGAATGCATTTAGATGTATCAAATAGTAATAATTTAGGTGGAAAAGATGGATGGAAAAATAAAGCAAAAAATTATACTCCCGTTATAGGGGATGGCGATGATTTTAAAGAAGAATTAATTAATACAATTTTTGCTTGTTTTAATGATGTAAAAGAAATGTTTATTTGGGGAGCAGATTATTTTGCTGAATTATTACCTAATAAAAATAATGGAAGTTGGTTAGTATGGGATAAAAGGTTTGGAGTAGAAGAAATGAAATTAACATTTTCTGAATTTGAATTATGTTGGAGTAGAGAAAAACATTTAAGAGAAATAGTAAGAATAACTTGGAACGGAATTTTAGGAACTGAACAAGAGTTTGACCATAAAAGACATCATCCAACTCAAAAACCAACTAAACTATCAAGATGGTTTATTGAAAAGTATTCAAGCGAAAATAATTTAATTGCAGATATATATCTTGGTAGTGGCTCAACAATGCTTTCTTGTCATCAAACAAAACGCAGATGCTACGGGATGGAGATAGACCCGAAATATTGCCAGGTTATCATTGATCGGATGCTGAAACTTGACCCGACAATCAAAATAAAGAGAAACGGAGAAGATTATGAGAGGACGGAAGCCAACATCGGATAAACAGAAGCAATTGCGCGGCACGGATCAGCCGGTTAGGATGCGCGGGGAAATGGCGATTGATAAAATACAAACGATGCCGCCGCCGCCGGAATGGTTCAACGATCACAGCCGAAATATGTATCATACATTGGCCGGAACATTGGCGCGGTTGGGATTAATGACGGAGATTGATTTCCCGGCGTTCGTGGCCATGTGCGAAGAATACGGAACGTATTATGAATTGACCATCGAATTGAAAACCGTACCGATGCGGGCAAAGATGGCGAAGGATGCCGAACGGGTTTACAGGCGGATGAAAACGGCACGAAATGAGGCATGGGAAAAGTTTTACAAATTGTCATCCGATTTTGGATTAACACCGGTGGCACGTTTGCGGTTCATGGTCAAAGATGAAAAGCGAGATGAGTTGACAGAGTTAATGGAAATGGATTAGGTGAAGGTTGAAGATACATATCGTTTGGTTGACCGGTACATCAAAAACGTATTGAACGGGAAACGGCAGGCAGGGGAGTTAGAAATCCTTGCCGTTAAACGTCACGTTTCGGATATAAAGAATATCGGAAAATCGGGATATGTGTTTGACCAAAAGGCGGTACGGCGGGCGTTCATGTTTTTCAATCTATTAAAACACAGCAAAGGGGAATTTGCTGGTAATCCATTTGATTTAGCAGATTGGCAGGCGTTCATCGTGTATTGTTTATTTGGTTGGAAACGCGAAGATGGTACGCGGCGATTCCGTTACGCGTATGTGGAGGTGGCCAGGAAAAACGGGAAAACAAGTTTCGCCGCCGCCATTGCCCTTTACATGATGACAATGGACAAAGAGGAAGGGGCCGAGGTTTATATGGCGGCCACAACACGGGGGCAGGCTCGGATATGTTGGACCGAGGCAAAGAACATGGTCGGGAAATCCCCGGCATTGTCGAACCATATACAGCGGTTTAGTCATGCCCTGACGATGGAATCCACCCTGTCGAAGATGGAACCTTTGAGCCGGGACAGCGACAAATTAGACGGCCTTAACCCATCGTTTGCCGTGATTGATGAGTTCCACGCGCATAAAACTGATATGCTTTACAACGTCTTAAAGTCTGCGACCGGGGCGCGGCGACAGCCTATGATCTTTACGATTACGACTGCTGGGTTTGACAAAACATCGCCCTGTTTTCTGATGCGAAGGACTTATATCGACGTGCTTCTGGGGATCAAAAAGCAAGAAAATACGTTTGTGATGATCTATTCCGCCGACGAGGGGGACGATTGGAAGGATCCGAAAACATGGGCTAAGTCCAATCCAAACATGGGCATAAGCATATCTGCCGAATATCTGGAAGAGGAATTTAAGTCTGCACTCAATCGGGGCGGGTCGGAAGAGGTAAATTTCAAAACGAAGAACCTGAATCAATGGGTGGACGCGCCGACCGTCTGGATTCAAGACGAGAAGGTAAGAAAGTGTAGCAACGGGACCACAGACGCCGATCTGGTTGGACAAACATGTTATGCCGGGTTGGACCTTGCAAGTCATGTTGATATAAACGCGCTAGCCCTGTATTTTCCGGAGTTAAAGGCGATTAAACTGTACTATTGGATTCCAGAGGCGAAGATGGAGGAAAATGCCGACCGAGTGGATTATAAAACATGGGCTGCGGAAGGCAGGATCTTCGTGACGGAGGGGAATGTTATCGACATAGACGCGCAGGTGGAGAAGATCACCGAGATTATACGGGGTGTGAACTGCCGGAATATTGCTTTTGACCCGGCAAAAGCATACCACGGGACGGTGCAGGGGCTTCAGAAGGCGGGGTTGAATAACATTTTGGATGAGTTCAATCAGTCGATTAAGACCATGAGCGAGCCGACGCGGGAACTTCAGCGGCTTGTGGAGAGTGCGGAGGTCGATCTGATGGATGACCCTGTACTCCGGTGGATGTTCCGCAACGCGGTAGCTGTGACGGATGCAAACGACAATATCAAACTGCACAAGGCGAAATCAATGAACAAAATAGACGGTTTGACAGCGATTATCAACGCCATCGGCGGATATATGAGCGGGGCGAAGCCGGAGCCATACAAAGATTCAGATTTGAAAATCCTTAAATTTTAACAAATATGAGAATTTTAGCATTAACCATCACGAAAGACGACACTACATCATGGTACAGGGCCGCCGGTGTATTCCGGGACCTGATGCGTAAAATGCCGGGCCTGACCATCGACACCCACGACATAAGCAAGATCGGAAACCTCACGTGGTCTACGCTTACGCAGTACGACATCGTATTCCAGCAGAGGCCATATGCCTCGCTTCCGTTGACCAGATTTCTGAAAGACCTGCACATTCCGGTTTGGATCGACTACGACGATAATTTGTTTGAGATTCCGCAGGCTAATAACCGGGCTTTTGACACGTTTTCCGACGAGAAGGTGCATCAGAACCTCGCAGAGATAGCCAAACTTGCCGACGTGATCACGGTGTCCACCGCGGCCTTAAAAACGCTATATGGCCCGCTTAACAAAAATGTCCGGGTTGTACCCAATGCCCTGCCATTTGATTTTATCGGTGAACCAGCGCAGGGCACTACGCAGAAAACGGTTTTGTGGCGTGGTGGGGACTCTCACCGTATGGATCTGAGGGTTCACGAAATCCAGATACTTCAGGCGCAGGACAAATACAAAGATTGGAACTTTGTCTATGCCGGGTACAACCCATGGGAGTTTTATCTGCCCAATAAAAAATACCGGAAGCCGGAAGATCCGGTTTTGTATTTCAAATGGCTGAAGGAATACCGCCCGCGGGTGATGCAGGTCCCCCTATATAACGACTTTTTCAATCATTGCAAGAGCAACATAGCGGCTTTAGAGGGGACATTCTCCGGGGCGGTTTGCCTTGTGCCGGATTGGGAAGAATGGAATGTTATACCGGGGACGATCAAATATAAGGATCCGCAGGACTACGGCGAGAAATTGGACTTCCTGCTCCGGGAGCAGATCAGCTACAACAAATACCGTAATCAGGCGCTCGACTATATCCGGGAATACTACGACCTGAAGCACGTCAACAGGCTCCGGGTCGATGTTGTGAACGAACTGATGGAGAATGCCTGATGGTTCCGCCGCGAATTATCCAGATGACGACAAAGCAGGGATTCATTTCCCTGTTTTGGTCCACCCTGGCGGATATGCGGATCAGGGACCCCGGAATTACCCATGAACAGGTATATGAGATGCTTGAGTCTGAATATCAGCGGGAGTTCGGACAACGGAGGTACGCGAGTTTTAGGAGTTTCAGAGATAATCGGGACAGGTAAAGTAAAGTTATTTTCGACTTTTGCATAAAAGTTTGTTATTAACAAATTGACAGGCGTCAAAATAATCTTTACCTTTGCGATAATTGGTCCAATATATCGCAATGAGGTTACCCGCTTTCATTGAAAAACGCCTGATAGATTACGCGAAAACGCGCGGATTGCTGGTAATGCCTGCTTCTTCGTACATTCCGCGCAATGGTGGCATGACCGCTGCCGGGCAAATGGTTGACCACGACACGGCCCTTACGTTTACCGGCGCCTTTGCCGCTATTTCCATCAAAGCCGAAAATCTGGCCTCCCTTCCAAAAGCCGTATATGAGCGCACCTCCACGGGAAAGAAAGAATTGACCAGGCACCCCGTTTATTCCCTTATTCACCACCGGCCAAACTCCTACATGACCGATTTCGTGTTTTGGGAGTACATGGAATCCTGTGTCGCCGGGTGGGGCAACGCCTACGCCGTCATCGAATGGGCAGGTAATGGCTTCCCAAAGGCCCTGCACCCGGTTCATCCCGGTTCCGTAATGGTGATGACCCGCGGGTATGACGTCGTTTACAAAGTGACGGAAGGGAAAACCGCAGGGACTTACCTCGCAGACGACATCCTCCACGTCAAGTTATTCTCAAAAGACGGGATTGTAGGCATTGACCCCGTGACATACCACGCCCAAAGTATCGGTATCGGACTGGCCGGTCAGCAATTCGCCGCTGAATATTTCAATAAAAAGGGGGCATTAAGGGGGGTTATCGAAACTGACGGGGAACTCTCCGACGCCAGCTATTTAAGGGTGGCCAAACGGATAGCGGAAGCCGGGGACCACGGGACTCCTATTCTCGAACACGGACTAAAGTACAAAACCATCGGCATCAGCCCCGACGCGGCGCAGGCTATACAAACCCGATTATTTTCTATACAGGACGCATCCCGGATTTGGAAAGTCCCTGTTTCCCTTTTGGCCGAACATACGCACTCGACATTCACCAACACGGAACAGCAGGACATTCAGTTCGTTAAATACGGACTTCGCCCGGAGTGCAAACGCTTTGAAACCGAGATTGAGCGCAAGCTATTCCCTGAAGGTGAAGCGGAGCGCATTGATGTAAAATTCGACCTGAAAGGGCTGCTCCGGGGTGACTTGGCCGCGCAGTCAGACTGGTATCACAAGGCTGTTCTCGATGGATGGATGTCCCGCAACGAGGTCCGCGAACTCGAAAACCTGAATCCCGTGGACGGCCTCGATGAATATCTGGTCCCCTCAAATATGACCCTCCCCGAACTACTTGGAAATCTTAACACGCCAAAAAATGGAAAATAGGAAATACATAACCGGAGAGATCCGCGCCTTTGACCGCAAAACTGCCGAAGAAACGCGGACCGTGGAATTTGTGATCAGCGACGAAACCCGCGACCGGCACGGAACTGTCATCCCAATATCGGCATGGAACCTGGACAATTTCAATCGCAACGGGATTGTTGGTTACCAACACGACGTTTACGGGTCCTTCGATCCAGACCCCGATAAAGTTCTGGGGCCGGGTGAAGCATTTGCCGAAGACGGGAAGCTGATCGGGCGCGTGACGTTTGAGCCGAAAGATATTAACCCGCTTGCAGAAAAAATCTTTCGCAAAGTCCTAAACGGGACACTGAAAGCCACATCGGTAGGTTTCCGCGAAACGGCCCCCGGCAAATGGGGTGAAGGCGAACAGGCGGTCAATGGGAAGAATCCTACTTACTATTTCAGTGCCGTGGAACTGATGGAATTTTCAATCGTGAACATCCCCTCAAACCCTAACGCCCTGCGCCGGACCATCGAAGAGGAAACCACCGCGCGGCAGGATAAAGAAGAGATTCAGCGCCTCGGCGGGCAGATCATCGCCCAGCAGGCGGAGATTGAAACGCTTAAATCGAAGCTGGAGTTTACAGAGAAAGCAATGAAATATTATCAAAAAAGCCGGAGAGGCTAATTATTAACAATTAAACAAAAGTTCAGAAAATGAAAAAGTCCGAAGAATTGAAACAGAAGCGGACGGCCCTTGAGGCGAAGATGGCAGAACTGACCTCGAAGGCTGAACGCACCGCGGAGGACAACTCCGCGTTTGACCAAATGGCGCGCGATATTGACGCGCTGGATCTCGACATCGCCCGTGAAGAGCGCATCGAAAAGATGGCGATCCGGCACGTGATCGAAGCCCCGAGCATCATCACCGAGAAAAAGACCTTTAAGGATTACAGTTTCCGGAAGGCCATTTTTGAAACTGCCTACCGGGGCGGCCTGACCGGCCTTGAAAAGGAAATGCACGAAGAAGCCGTTCGTCAGAACGAAGGAGTGCAGGGGATCGGGGTTCCCGATTTCGTGATCAACTCCCGCACCGCGTTGGCCGCTGCGAGTTCCGACCTTGTGGCCACCGACACGAAAGACTTCATTGACTCGCTGAAGGCCCGGTTGGTGGTCGTGCAGGCTGGCGCCCGCGTGATGACCGGTCTGAAGGGCAATCTCTCGATTCCACGTTTGACATCCGGGGCCGTCGGTTGGGCCTCCGAAGTGGACGACGCCGGAGATTTCGCGGCCTCGTTCGACAACGTGGAAATGTCCCCGAAGAGGCTGACCGCCTACCAGACCATGAGCAAACAGCTTCTGATACAGTCGAGTTACGACGTGGAGGCCATTCTCCGCAATGACATGATCAATGCCGTGGCCCTGGGTGTGGATTCCGCCGCTATTTACGGGGGATCAGCCAGCACCCCGACCGGGATCCTGGCCACCTCCGGGATCGGTAGCGTGACCGGCGGAGCCACCGGAGCCGCCCCCACCTGGGCGAACATCGTGGCGCTGGAAAGAGAAGTCGCTGTGGATAATGCAGACGTTGGATCACTGGCCTTTTTGACCAATCCCAAAGTGCGGGCAAAACTGAAAAGCACCGCCGTGGGGACTGATCAGCGGATGGTGTGGGCTGAAAACGGAAACACCCTGATGGGTTATCCCGCCTATGTTACCACGCAGGTTCCTTCTACCCTTGACAAATCCACCACCACCGGCGTATGCTCGGCCATTATCTTCGGGAATTTCGCTGACCTTATGATCGGCCAGTGGAACGGGCTTGACATCATCGTGGATCCCTACACCGCCGCCAAAAAGGCACAGGTGAATGTCTTTATACATTCATGGTGGGATGTCGCCGTGCGTCACGCTCAGTCCTTTGCCGCGATGCTCGACGCCTTGACCACTTAACGCGGTCCCAAAATCCTTTCATATTCCCCAGGGGGCGGGGGCAACTCCGCCCCCCTATTTAAAGAACAACAAAACAAGCGATGAAAGTAAAGATCTTGAGGCCGATTCCAGGGTGGGCGTATTTCGGGGGAGAAACCACGGAGATTCCAGACGAAAGGGCTGCGGAACTGATCGCACGCGGTAACGCCATCCCGGTTCCGGAAACCATGCAGGAGATCCCGGTTATTAAAGCCTATGTAAGGGAAGAGGAAACCACGAAAAAGAAAACGGTTCGCACCAGGAAAACGAAATGAAAACAAGCCGGTTCATATCACGCAGCACAGTCCTCCCGGTCACGATCTCCGAGGTTAAGGAACATTTGGGCATCTACCACTCGGAGAAGGACGAGAATCTTAAAATCCTGATGGAGGCCGCCTGTAATGCGGCGGAGCAGTTCACGGGTCAGATCTTCCGGATCGGCGGTGATACGATTGAACAGGCCATTGAAAAATTCACCCCGGTCATTGATCTGGATTACTCCCCGGCAACGGGTGTAGCGTCGGTCAGCTATTTCGACGGGTCGGAATATCAAACGCTGGCCACCGGCAATTACACATTCCTGGACTACACCACCCCCCAGAAGGTCGAATTTTCCACGGTTCCGGTCGCAACGGGATCCACGGAGAAGGCCGGGTTAGTCCGGTACGTGGCCGGTTACGCCTCCCCTGCGACGGTCCCCGCCGATGTCCGGGCGGCCATTCTTCTGATCACTCAGCACCTATACGAAAATCCGGGGGACACGGTTCGCCAGCTCCCCACGGTATCGGAATATCTACTCAGAAATTACAAAGTTCATTAGGTTTTCATAGCGGTTGGTTTTATTTGGTTTTGGCCCCGTCCACACCGGGCGGGGCTTTTTTGAAAAACGAAGATGGAAAAGCAAAAGGTTTTTGACACATACGCGGAGTATCACAAGCCCACACGGGTGAAGGATAGCCACGGCCATGTTAAGGAAACCTATGCCTTGCATCAAAAGGCGATGGTTGGCATTGAACGCTATGCCGGTGGGGAGAGTGCCGGGGCTGATCGGATAGCGTGGGACGGGACTTTTACGATCCTTGGGCATTACATCAGCACCGTGGACATAACATTCCGCGTGAAAATCGATTCCGACTATTGGGCCATCGTGGACATTGAACCGTTGAATCGGCGCCGTTGGATGAGGCTGCGCGTTAATAAAGTGGTGGGGTGATGGAACCAAACGGAATACATATCAATGTAAAATCTGAGGGGGTCGCCGAAACGATGGAGATACTGAGCAAGCTCCCGGCGAAGGTTGCGAAACGGCCCATTCAGAAAACCCTGCGCAACGCCGCAAAACCTTTGGAACGGGAAGTGCAGCAGAACCTCCCCCAGAAAGTTTCAGAGCTAAAAAAGGCCATCACCACGAAAAACATGAGGTCCCTCCCTGCCGTGAAAACCGGTATCTACACAAAGCGGGTGATGGTACAACTCCGGGATGGGCGTAATTACGACGCTTATTATCCCCTATACTGGCTTAATTACGGAACATTGGAAAGGCGCGATCCTACGCACCAATTCCAGAAGCCGGTCAGAAGAACCCGGCATTTGCTGGCGGGGATCCGTCCGCAGAGGTTCGTTCAGAAGTCCTACGACAATGTTTTTCGGGAGGTGGTCGAATACGCGGAAGCCAATCTGCTGAAAGACGCTGAAAAGTTCCTGGACCAGCAGAGTAACAAAATGTTCAAACAGACAAAAGTCGCATGATCTTAGAAGCTATACATAGCGCAATAAGCGGGGTTTGCGAAGCATACGCCCTGATCGGCGACATAGAGGCCGAAACCCCCTTTGCCGTATATAACGCCTCGCCTACGCCTCTACGGGACAAATCCGGAATCGTTGGGTATGATTACGACGTTACGGTTTCCCTCGTTTCACCCGATCTCGACACGGTTGTAAATATGTCCTCCGGTATTATATCGGGGGTGCTGGCGTTGGAAGATAACATGCGCGAGGGGACATCGATAGATTTCGCCCACTTCCAGGGGGCGGAACAGAGATATGATGCGGTGGCATCGGTTCATGTGAATGATTTAAAGTTCAGAATAGTAACAGAAAACGAATAAAATGGCACACTCAAAAGTAAAAGGTTATCAGGTGGCTTTGACAATCGGTACGGATTCGATTGTAGGCACGACCTCCGACACGTTCGCCGGTGGCGGGGTAATCAAAGAGGCGATCCAAAAATCTGATCAGGGGCAAACGCAGTACCTGAATGCGGGCTACGAAGGTACCCACAGCGTTAACGCGTTTGTTTATACTGGATCCGAAGGAGCTAATGAACTCGGCCTCGCGTCGGTCTTGGCGGCCTGCCGGGATAACACGACCGGAACCTATGCCCTGGCATTGGGTTCTGATTCCGGGGATCCCCTGATTACGGGGACTTGCACTTACCTGAGTTGCACGGTCAACAGCAACTCCGAGGATTACGCTGATTGTTCGGTGGAATTGCAGATCACCGCCGCCCCCACAGTTACAACGTTTAGATAAGAGAGATATGGCACTTGCAAAAGTTTTAGGTTATAATGTTTTGGTGGCCCTGGGCGGAAAGAAAATAGCCGGAACCACCTCCGACACCTTCACCCTGGCTGGGAAAGGTGAGGAAACGATAATGAAGTCCGACAAAGGCAAGAAACAGATAGACAATATCGGACATGACGGGACTTTTTCTGTAAACGCCTTTGTGATGAAAGGCACCGTGGCTGGGTGGCTGAATTTCGCCGATGTGGTGAGTTGTTGCGCCGGATCATCCGGGTCATCCTTTGTTATGACTTTTGGGGGTACTCCCGTGGCCTCCGGGTTTGCGATCTTCCGGAAATTCACCCTTAACAGCGATTCCGAGAATTATGCGGATTGCTCGATCGAATTGCAGACACAGGGGAGTGTCTGGGTTGCTTCCTAATAATTTTAAAAAGAACTGACTATGAACGACTATTTAGAGATCGACGGAGTTGATTACCTGATCCGATTTAACTGGAACGCAATCGGAAGGTTTCAGCAGGTGGAGGGTGTTGAATTTGCGGAGCTGGATAAAATCGCCGGTAAAAACGCAAAGGTCCTGACCTCCCTGATCCATTGCGGGCTTGCCGAGGGAGCGCGGATAGAGAAACGGGATCTGCCCTTTACGGTTGACGACTTGGGTGCTTTAATCGGCCCTACCGATATTGCCCCCATCCTCGAAGTTTTCTACCGGCAAATAAGTTCATCGGTCGGGGCAGTGAAGGTTAAAAAAAAATAGAGAGTGAAGATGATGGGGAGCCTAAAAAAATATCCGAATATCTGGCAATGGGGATCGCCTGTCTGCGCCTCTCCCCTGCGGAGTTTTGGGATATGCTCCCCGGCCAATACTTCGACGCCCTTACAATCTACTACCGGGAGAAGCGCAGCGATCAGCGATTCGTCGCCGAACTTTTCAGGATGCAGACCACCGACCTGCTCAATATCCAGATCAAAAAATCGCAGCGCCTTAAACCCGGCGAATTATGGCGCTTCCCCTGGGACGATGACGATGAGGCCGACAAAAAGCCGATGACGGATGATGAGATAAGAAAGCACAACGAGGAAATTATGAAACGGTTCTCAAATGGCGGATAAAGAGAAGAGGTTAAAATGGATGCTTTACGCGGACGCCCAGAAGTTCAACAAAGGGCTGATTGACGCGAAGAAGAACCTCAATAGTTTCGAGAAGGGGGCGAAAAATATATTTTCCAATTTCGCCGCCTCTCTTGGAATTGCCTTTTCCGTGGGAGCAGCTATCAATTTTACAAAAGAACTCGCAAAGTTATCCGGGGAAGTCGAAGGTGTTGCTACGGCATTCAATAAAATAGCGACACAGGCAGATTTACAGAACCTTCGCAATCAGGTAAAGGGAACTGTTTCTGATCTTCAGTTAATGAAGATGGCCGTTTCCGCGAACACCCTGGGACTCCCGGTCCAGGAGTTGGGTAATCTTTTTGAGTTTGCCGCGAAGATGGCGCAGGACACGGGGCAGTCTGTTGACTACCTTGTAGACTCAATAGTTCGGGGTATTGGCCGGAAGTCGGCGCTCATCCTTGACAACCTGGGCATTTCCGCGATTCAACTGAAGGAAAAATTGGGTGGCATATCCGTGGAGGCTGCATCGGTGGGGCAGGTTACGGAGGCCGTTTCTAAGATCGCGGAGGAATATCTGCAAAAGAACGGCGGACTGCTGGACACTAGCGCCACAAAAATACAAAGGGTAACGGCGGAGTGGGAAAATTTCAAATCATCGCTGGCCACCTCTCCGGAGTTTACAAACACGATCAGCGACGTGTTAACGGAGGTTGAAATGTACCTGACCGGGTACGGCAATTTCCTAAAAGACTTTTTTAAATCAAATGAAGAACTTAAAAAACAACTTGATCGGTTTAGGGCGTACAGGGATATTCAGAAGTGGTCCGGTAAATATGCCGGGATGTACGGAGAAGGGGAGAGTACGCTCCCCGGGGCGAAGAAGATCGAAGTAAAGACGATCACCGACGGAACCTCGAAGATAAAAACCGCCTATGAGCAACTGACGGAACAACTCTCCGCCCTCAAAAAAGAGCAGCAGGCGATTGCGGCCCAGAACAAAGATATTACCGGTATCACTACCCATGTGTCCGCCTTGCAACTCCAGATTGATAAAATTGACGAACTGATAAAAAAGACCACAGAATTATCAACGTGGAATCTAAAATATGGCGGCACCTATTCCCCCGCCTCATCGATTACCGGGCAGGGGGCGAGTGTAACGGGATCGGCAGGACTTGACACCAAAACCCTCGGCGACATGAGTGGTATGATCGCCGAAAACACGGCGGAGGTTGAAAGTTACTTTGCCCAGATCCAGGCTTCCGGGGAGAGGGTGGCCGACATGATCCGCTTTGCCTTTGAAGATATGGCCCGCGGTGCCGCTGAGGCTTTCGGGAACCTTGCCGCCGGTAGCGGATCAATGGCGCAGGTAGCGCAGGCCCTTATGAACCCAATCGCAAACTTGGCGATTGAATTGGGGGTGATCCTTCTGGGGGTCGGCAAAGGGATAGAGGCATTAAAGGCATCGCTGGCGACGATCTCCGGGCCTATTGCCACCATCGCCGGTATTGCCCTGATCGCTTTGGGTACGGCAGCGAAAGCCGGGGTGGCAAAATTGGGAAGCGGTGGCGGTGGTTATTCCGGCGCCAGCACTGGAACATACGACCTGAGATCCGCGGGCAACACACCGCAACTGAAAGGATTGAACGCATCGGCAATTAAAGTAGAGGTTGTTGGTGAAACCGTGATCCGGAATAAAGATATTTTCATCGCCTACAAAAACGCGGAGAGTTCCCGCAAACAGAATACATAAATGGCATACGGTCTCAAATATCGCCTTCACGCCGAAACGGTGAAATATAAGGATGATGTCAAAATCTACATCCTTGAGGAGGATTTCATCGGAACTGAAGAAGATAAATTCCTCGGTGGCGGCGGTGTCACCATGACCAAAGATAATGCGGGGGTCATTTGCGGAACATCGTTGTCATTTTCCATCCAGGCGGATTCAGATTTTGAATACCTTTCATTCTTTGAATCGGACCCGCGCAAATATTTAGTTCAACTGCTCATCAATGAATCAGTGGTATGGCAGGGGTATCTGATCGGCGATGAATACAGGGAGGCATTCCGTGACCCGCCTTACGATGTGGCCGTTGTCGCGACCGATGGGTTAGGGTTGCTGAAGAATTACCCTTACACGGTTGTCAGCACCCCCACAACAAAGACCACGCGCATCGATGTGATCAGGGAGGTATTGGAAAACACCGGGCTTGAATTACAGATCAGTGTGGCGTACAATGCCACCACCACGGGGGGAACCCACCTTTTCGAGGTTTCGTTTTCCGATGATTATTACCAGGGGTGGACTTGTTACGAGGTGTTGGAGAAAATGATTCCACCGGATGCCACCATCACACAACACGGGGGAATGTGGTTGATCCGCCGAAATGAGCAGGATTCCGAAACCGCGCCGAAGAATTACGATTATGTGGAGGGGTTGGGTTATATCGTGACCGATGGGGATGCAGAAACGCCCCTCGCCCTGGCTCCTATGGGCGCGGGGGATGTCTTCCCGATCGGGCAGGCAGAGTTGAATATGCAACACGCGTGGTCGTCGATGGAATTGTTTTCCGAACACGGGAAACGACCTTCATTCTGTTACAACCATGATTTTTCAGATGGGTTAAATCATTGGGAGGAATCCACGCCCACGGGGAATGTGACGGTTTGGAAAGCAGATCAGGGCAGTTATGTTAAAATTGCCGGGGAACACGCCGTCAATGCGGAAGATGTTACGGATGTATGGGTAAAACAATCATTCCCTTATACCGCCGTTGATGGCGAGGGGTTTTTACTTGAATTTAAATATTGTGCAATCGGTTATGTCGTTCTCCTTTTGGGTGGCGGGTTGACCGGGAAGAAGGCCACGAATGTCACGATAAAGGGGAGGATTGAATTTACCAACGGTGGGACAACGTGGTATCTCGATGAAAAAGACGGTTGGTCAACTACAAATAAAAATTTTGAACACAAGCAGTTAGGGACACTTGCGGGGTTGACATGGACGGATTTCAAAATTTATGCCGACCGCCCGCCGCTTTCTTCCGGTACGATGACCGTCTATCTGTACGGGTTGATAGAGGAGGATTATAAAACCCTGGAGGGCGTAATGTTCACCGATGTCGTTATTCACCCGATCGCATGGAGTGATTATCCCGATTCCTACCGTTATGATGTTTCGATGAAATCGGGAGCCACAGAGCGGCAGGCGGTAACGATCCTGCCAACCTCAGCCCCTGACATCGCCAATTATGACCGGATGTTTTACAATGGGCAGACGCATGGGGGAACGCGTGTTGATGCCTTTGTCTCGGGTGGGAATACCTATACCTTTGCAAATCTGATCCTCAATTCGATGGTGTTCCTGCACGGTGCGACCCGTCAGTTATTGCAGGGATATTTCCGGGGTGCGGGGTTATCGCTAAACTCGGTGATCAGTTGCGCGGCCACGGGGGGGCGTAAATATGTCGTGGAATCCGGTGCCTGGGAGATATTGAATGACAAGTTCAATCTGAATTTATTGGAGATTCCCGGCACGGTCAGTGGGTCCACATGGGTGATGGGAACCACGGATTTCGCCACGGCGGCGGAATGGTCGAACAATACGACAAATGGGAGCAGTTCATCGGAGACGATTTTCAGTGGTGGCGGCGGGAATTATTCCGTCGGTGGTGGCAGTTGGCTCGATCCGTATTTTGAATTGGTGAACAGCGGCACGACCGGCGAATATATCCGGGTGCTTCGGGATTTTGCCAGCACCGGAGAAGTGACGGCATATAACGCGGCATCACCGACCGGTTCATTTTGGGATAATATGCCCGTGGCCACAACCGGCACATTGGGCGGGGTGATCATCGGGAGCGGGTTAGCGATAACAGAATTAGGGGTATTATCAGCAACCGGAACGGGAAGCACTACGGGAACCATTGATGTTGTAGATGGGATATTGGATTTGGCAGTAACAACAGGTGTTTTATCTGTATCACCATACCCTGCGAAAATTACACCTGATCCCGGATATGCCTATTTATACGGCGGAACATCAAACCCGACTTTCACAAACAGACTTAATCTTGATGGCATTTTATATGTTACAAGGTTATATTGCGGGATTGTTAATACAACACTTGATACTTACCTTACCCTAAATGAACTCTATTTCCGCAATGGGTCTAAAATAGTAACCATTAAAAACGGAACGGATTTTAATATTTCCACCAATGGAACACGGTTAGGGTTGGATTCAGTTGATGGTATAGTCTTAAATTATTTCGGGACAGGGAATTTCACCGGAACAGTAGCGCAAATATTAGGGGTAACATCATCGGGGGTATTGGTTGAACTGTCACCAACAACATATTTAACTGCTATAACAAAGCAAATGGTTGAGGCTGTTCTAACGGGAACGATAACAAGCCACACCCATGATTACGAGGGGAGCATATCCAAAACCACCGGTTACCTCACTTGGAACGGAACGGCATGGGCATGGAAGAATGAGACCTACGCCCTTTCGTCCCACAATCACGATACACTTTACGAGCCGAAACTCACCAAATCCACGGGGTATCTCCGGTGGACCGGGTCGACATGGGAATGGAAGAATGAAACTTACCTGACCGCCATCACTAAGGCGATGGTGGAAGCGGTGTTGACCGGAACGATAACGAGCCACAACCATAGCGGAGTGTATGAACCCGCCATCACGAAATCTTTAGGGTTGTTGTATTGGAATGGAACGGCATGGGCATTTGATACCAATAGTTACGCCCTTGCATCGCATAATCATAGCGGGGTATATCAGCCATTGGATGCTGACCTGACGGCAATAGCCGGGCAGACCGGTACGGGATTTCTCAAACGCACCGCAACAAATACCTGGGGGATGGCTGCCAACGGGGCGAACCTTGAATCCATAAACCAGGATTTGGCAACAGATGACGATGTTCATTTCAATTCTGTCGATGTTGAGGATTTGGAGGTAGGGGAAATCATTGACGGCATTCTGCAAACGGGTTACGGT